AACAAAGATATCCTATCTTGTTTAATGTCGAGCGCAAAATTGCATGCGCCCATCAGCCAGTGTGAAACTGGTCAACCTGAATGCCTGTTTGGCAATACAGTTGTTGCTGATATGTGTTTTTCTAGAGCGGTTGGACAAAAAATAAAGTCCGCTGAAAACCTCGTATCCACAGTTCTGAAAGTAATATGTTCAAAACTGGGAGCTTCGGCTTCCATCGTCCAATTAGTTGAGTCACTCGTTTGGCCCTTTATCGCGAGAAGATCGGATCGTAAGATCTGGTTTTCGGATAAGGAGCTGGCGAGGTTCATAAAATCGATGCGTAAAACTGCAAAGATTTTGATGAGCGTCGAAAGTGACGAGAACCACGAGCAAGCATTTTTAAAATACTGGCTTGCGTTCTATATGTGCCAAGTGTTTTCAGATTCACAGCGCCCCGCGCGTGAATCGTGGATAACACGACCGCTTTTTGTGGGTTGGTGCAGAAAATTTGTCGCGCGAGCGACCGCGAAAAAAGATCTTTCCTTCATCTATTCGATGACAAAGGGTTCTAAATCATTTTGGCCGATATTATCGGACAAGAAGAAAGAACAGGCGTTATTAAAACACGCTAAAGCTTTTTCACGTGCACATGTGGCCGTACCGGCTGACGCCTTGGAGATGATTGAATTCACCGCCAGGGAGGTCTTTACCGATATGGGTCCATGCACAAAATTTATGCCCAGTGGGTCCGCTTGCTTACAAGTATCTCGCCGTCATGGCGGTACGTTAAGCTTAGTGAGCGAACTCAACCCAGGTTTAGACTCCGAGGCTGCCCAGAAGATAGGCAAACTCAGAGCACTCAACGCCAATATCGAGAGCTGGAGAACTTGTGAGTTCAGACAGATCGAGGCGGAGGCTTTTAATCGTCTATTTTTCGTAGATGCGAAAGGTAATCTCCCGGGATGCGATATAGAAATAGTCGCAGTGCCCGAACCGAGTAAGTTTCGTATACTGGGAAAAATGGACGGTTACGTCTCTACGGCCGTGCAACCTATCCAAGGGAAGTTGCTAGGGTCGTGGAAAAGACGCGTCGAGTCTACCATGCTTCGTGACGATTGTACGGAGCGTGTGCAGCAGATCGACAGGGAAATTGATTTCCCGTTTTGGTGTAGCGTAGATTACGAGCAGGCGACGGACATGATGCATAGAGCAGTCACGTTCGCTTGTCTCGGGACGTTGGAGGATGATCCGCAATATCAAATTGCGTATCTCTCAATGTCGCAAGGACGCGCTAGGTACCCTGATGGAACGATTATCGTTGCACGGGAAGGCCAGCCCATGGGTCACCCCTTGAGCTTCCCTTTTCTGTGCGTCGCTAATCTCGCTATCTATCGATTGACACTTGAGAAGTGGTGTAATCGGGATCGTCTGGGGAAGGTGTCGTGGCATGGTATACGTCGCACGCGAGTCAATATCATAGAGTTAGCCTGGAACATGGTTCTGGTTAACGGTGATGATATGCTCTTCAAGTGCACGCATGAGATGTACGAGATCTTTCTCGAAACAGCGAAGGATATTGGTTTCAATATCTCTTTAGGCAAAAATTACTTGAGTCCGGATACGGCTATGATTAATTCACAAGTATTCCGTCGATGTGGCAATAAAATGCAACGTCGGGGATATTTAAACTTGAAATTGGTCAAGGGCACGGCTCTGAAAACAGGTGATTCTACTGCGACACCGACGCAAGTCGGAAAAGAACTATCGAAAATGGTAAGTCTATGTAAATGGACGAACTGTGTGATTCCTGCCGCGATGGCACGTTGGAAAAGTGACTGGTTTGGGCCCTATTATAGGCCGAACTGGTATTTACCTGTGCATCTAGGTGGTTTCGGATTGGAACGTGCTTACGGCCCGTCTCTCCTTAAGATTACTAAATCTCAAAGATTGATGGCCGCTCGTTTTGTTTCTGATCCTCGAATGGCGCTTTATCGTCGCGAAGGTGTGTCATTGCCTACGGCCGAGTTGGCCGGAGCTGTTGCGAAATGGAGGATGGTTCCGGGATATTACGTTGAGGAAGAGTCGGAGTCTCAAACGACCCGTGATGACTGGTTGGCGAGGATAGCTTATGCTGCCCGCGCCTCCCAAGGCACCAAGGAAGTTTCTGACGAAGTCTTTGTCTCACGTTTTAAACCGGAGTACAGGTTGAAACCGATGTCCATGGAGGCAATCGATTTGTACTGGAACGCGCAGGTCTTCGCGACCCGCCTTCCTTCCTGTCCACCAATAGGGTTGATAAAAGTTCATGATTTTCTTGATACGTTGTATGATGCCGTTCCTCGAACGGACGTCAGTGCGTACTAGAGAATCAACGTCCGCGAAGACGTTAAACTAGTTGGGGTTGAGTTAAGTAATAACCCAAAACGGTGCTTTCTCTGGATTTATCTAGGGAAGCTTAATACTTCCGTGCTAAACAAAATGCCGAGAGACTGCACGGCGTTCCAGCGATATACTATGGTAGCGTAGTATGGTATAAACTGACTTGCGTCCGCTTATAATGATTAATATTGTTATTCGTGAATACGAGTCAGCGTTTATTTGCTGTTTTAACTCGATGTACAGTCCACTTAGTACAAAGGTGGATCCCATACTGTTGTACAGAACTTTTTGATCGTTGAATATATTCCTAATATTCAATTGACCGAATGGCTAAGAAATCGAAATCTAAGCCAAACCAAAAAGCGAAGGGGGGCGCTATATCCCCCCCAGTCAAACCTTTTGCCTCGCGTGGCAAGAGCCGTGTAATGCGCAGTTCCTTGAAGGATTCTCCGATCTATGGATCGAATTATTTTTCGTCGAATAGCGTGTCATTACCTTCTGCATTTGTGAACATCGATGTGAATACGACGTTCTGCAAGAGTTCAGGTGCCGTGAAGCATCCGCAACTCGGAATTGATGGAATTAGTCTCGTTGGATGTCAGCCTTTGGCCGATATCACGACAACGGCCGCTGACTCGCAGTTATTTGTAACTGGTGTTGCGACCGTTCCGGGAGTTAATTCTATCCAAATTTCACCAGATGCTTTTAATGGGCCGCTGGCCGCACAAGCGAATTTACACCAGAAGTACGTCTTTAGGGACGTGCTAATCGAGTATATTTCGAATGTTGCGACTTCACAAGCGGGTTCGTTCGCGATTGCTATCCTTTCAGATAGTTCACTCGTGAATCCTCCCACAACTTTCTCGACGACAAGACAAGTTGTGCCCTCAATTACTGCACCTTTTCGTGCGGACCGAGCGTACCTCCATTACCATTATGATGGCTGGGATACGTGGTTCACCGAACTTGATGGGGCGTCTATAGCCGGTAACCGGTTGACGTCTCAGGGTGCTATAATTGGTTTCCCTTCCGCTACTTCGTTAGGCGCCATTAGCATGGGCTTCACGAACGTATGGTACGTTATTGAATTGTACCAGCCGACCAGTACGCAGGGTTTTACTATGGGTCTTAGAGACCATAATGAAACGTTGTTAGTACGTGCTTTTCTCAAGAAAATGCGGTCGACGGCGGAGGAAGAAACTGAAATTGAAGGTTTTGCGGAAATACCGCAGCGTGTTAAAACGTCTGCGATAGTTCCGGCTTATCAAGCCCCCAAAAGGGTTTAGCTGTAAAACTCAACTAATAGTATACGTCATAAGTGTATGATGACGTAGGACGAGGTGTATACATGCAATATCTGTCTTGTCGCTTCCATTCGAAAGAAGGACTGACGCGATATTTCCAGTGCGAATTTATTCGCAGAAGATGGTGTGAGGTGTGAAGAAAAGATCGCTTATGGATCATATTAAAGAGCTGGCTGTCAAAAGCTGAGTGCGAACCCGAAAGGAACGCATACCGTGTAAACGGTGCTTCGTAAAGTTTACTTTAATGAAGGAAATAGGTGAAATTTATTTACACTGATGTGGATTAGATTCTCTAGTCTCCCAACTGTAGAAATACGTGTCTGCTTCCGAAAGGAATGAGGCATTTCATGAGTTGAAGGGTCCGGAC